AGATCCCGAAGGCAAACAGGCATATATCGCCGAAATGCTTTCTCAGAGTAATGACCTCTTTGATGATTTGCCTTGGATTGAAGGTAATGAAATTGGCGGTCATGAATTTGTCTTCCGCACTTCCATTCCTGCCGGTGCGTGGCGCCAGTATAATATGGGTGTGCCGTATGCCAAGTCCACCACGGCAAAGGCCCGTATTGGTGTTGGTTCCTTGGAAGATTACTCCCAGGTTGACCGTATGCTTGCGGAAGACTCCGGCGATATCGACCGCTTCCGAGAAAACGAAGACGTTGCCTTTCTTGAAGGTATGAGCCAGACCATCACACAGACCTTCTTCTACGGCAACACCGTTGCAACCCCCGCCGAATTTATGGGGCTTTCGCCTTTCTACAATACCATCAACCCCGTCAATGCACAGAATGCCTTGAATGTTATTGATGGCGGCGGCACCGGCACTTCCAATGCCTCCCTGTGGCTTGTCTGCTGGGGTGAACGTACGATCTTCGCCGTCTACCCGCGTGGCAGTAAAGCCGGTCTCACCATGGAAGACAAGGGCGATACCGTTCCCGGCTACGATAGCCTCGGTAATCGCTTTGAAGCCTATACCTCTTGGTTTCGCCAGCAGGCCGGTCTATGCCCACAGGATTGGCGTTACGGCGTTCGCTTGGCAAACCTTGACGTTACCAATGCCGGACTTGCAGGCCCCAATGCTTACGATTTGTTCGCCGGTATGGCCGCGATGATGTTCTATCCGCCGCATTTGTCCCGCACCACTTCCGGTATTACCAAAACCGATGCCCCGCATGATCCGGCCCCCGGTATTCGTTCGGTCTTCTACTGCAATCGTTCCGTCCGCCATTGGATGGACGTACAGGCCATGCGTGACCGCAACGTGCTTCTCTCCCTCACCGATTATGCCGGAATGCCTTGTGATACCTTCCGCGGAATTCCAATTAAAATCGTTGATCAGCTTTTGACAACCGAAGCTCGCGTTGTCTAACGCAGCTATTAAGGAGTAATTCCCATGCGTTCAGACGCACAGCTTTCTTTTATTCCGATTGGAAGCACTTTCAGTTTGGTTGGCGGTGCCGGTGTTGGACTGCCCTCAATCAATACCATTGATCTTCTCGGCCAAGGCGTTGGCACTGCTCCGCAGAACATTATCGGCAACACCCCCACTACCGGCTTTGATGGTGGTAACTTCGGCACTGATGTCGGTGTTGGTCGATATAAAGCCATGGTTGCGGTATTTCTTGGTGCCACCACCCTCACCACTGCCAATTCCGCAACCCTGAATATTCAGTTTCAGGGTGCGGAGGATACCGGCCTTGCCGGTAACTATCTCCCCGGTGCTTGGCAGACCTTCATGGAAACTGGGCCGATGACTCTCGCCCAGCTTAACGCTTTGCTTCCCACTTCCGCCACTGCCGGTGCCCTTGGCCGTTTTGATTTCCCTCCGGCTCTTCCGCCCGGCTTTGCCCCTCGTTATCTGCGGCTAAACTTCCAACCCGCCGCTGCAACTAACTTCACCGCAGGCTTCATTTCCTCTGCCATTGTCATCACAGTTCGTGACGATCAGGCTAATAAATTTGCGGCCAGAAATTACTCAGTTTTTTAAGGGCGAATAAAAATGGCAATCGTAGACAAAAGCAAAGAAGTAAAAGAAGAACAGTCGGCGGCAATTCCGATCGAAGAAACTGCCGAATTCAAAGCTGCTATTTCTCAGGCTTTGGCAGAAGTTTCAAAAGAAATGCAGATCAAGACGGCAAGTGCCGATCCTGGAATGCAGACCTTTGCAGACATGCTCGCCCAAGCGATTGCCTCCCTTACTGATCAAGGTACTGGCCGTAAGCGGGTAGCCCCGGAAATTATCAAAGCCCGCATCGATGCTCGGAATAAGATGAATGAAATTATTACCGCCGCTTATAAAAAATGTGAGCAGGCGAACAAAGATTTCGATAACGGAGATATTAACAAGGTACAATACAATGAGATTGTCTCCTTGAATACCCCCGTTTATTCTTTGAAGAATAAAGTTCATCTTGCCGAACAGGTAATTGAGCCTTTTTTCGTCGGTCCCGATCATGTTGCACGCCCGACCGAAATCGAATGGCCCGGTATTCCCAATGAAGTAATGACGCCGCAGAATGAAATTGCTTCCGAAATTCACAATGCCTTCTTGGAATCCATTGGCAGTGTTGATTGGAAGGCCCCGGAGCAGCCCATGTATATTACCAATAAAGGTTTGGTAATTAATGGCGCCCCGAGTGCTTCTGGCCGACTCCACCAGACCCCGATGTCTGGGCCGGAACAAGAATCGGGCCTTAAACTTCGCGGACGCGAAATGGCCGGGACGCTTAAAACCATCAATGTCTTGGGCACTATTGCGGCCCCCGCACTTCAAAGGACTTAGTAAATGGGAATTCCCGCTCCCGCAGGCGTAGGTGCAACCGGTCTTCCCCCAGCGGGGGATAAGGCCAATGCTGTTGTGTCCGGGGTAATTACGGCGGTTGGGCCAGGAGCCCCCTTTGCTTTTTATGGCAACTTTGACATAATTATCTATGCAAGCGTTAATTCAGCACTAACTACGACAACCGGATCTAACGTTGCCTCAGTTGTTAGCGGTACCGGGCTTGCTCCCGGTGTTGCAGTTAACAGTGTTAACGTTCCTCGCGGAACTACTTGGTTAACGTTTTCTGGCACCGCTGGAACGTTAGCTTTTCCGCCTGGAACTACCTCTGCCGCAGTTATTTCTGGAACCGATGCTGCTGCAATTTTTACCGGGGCGGCTGTTGTTTTTGTTGGTTCGGTTCAATTGGAGCGTAGTTTTGACGGCGGGGCTACTTGGGTACTTTGCAATATTGGCGGCACCGGCACTCTTGCCCAATATGCCGCCGGTACGCCAGTTTCTCTAGTAGTTGGCGAGCCTGAAAAACAAGTCCTATATCGGATTAACTGTACCGCTTACACGTCTGGTACAATCAACTATCGTATTAGCGAAACTGGTGTTGCGGCATTGTCAATTTCCGCCAGCACAGCCACTTAAGAGGATTAAGTTATGGCAACTCTATACCAAACTGGAGTAAAAATTCTCACTACGCTGTTGGGTACAGAGCGAGTGCTTTTGGATGACGGCGGTGCTGTTATGACTGTTGCCCCCGTTCAAGTCCTTGACAGTTATAACACTGTTAACCAACAGAACTACCAAGCAAACGCCTCCGCAGTTACCTTTACCGCCCTCGTAGCCAATATCATTGGTGGTGCTTCCGGTAGCGACTTCATTACTTTAAATCTAACTGGTGCTCCCGGTGGAGCCGCAAATATTACCACGCCAACCGCGTTGGCTTTGGCTCAAGGGTTTACTCAAGCCCAGGTTAACCAAACTTGGGTTTTGCGTATTATCAATACTGCCAATACCGCTGCATGGACTTTGGTTGGCGGTACAGGAGTCACGGTAAACGGCACGGCCACTGTCGCTACCGGTACTTGGCGAGATTTTCTTTTCACTATCACCGCAATTACTGCAACAGGTGGCGTTATCTCGCCAGCAAATATCACTGCTGCAACAATTACTGCCCAATCTATCGGCTCAGGCACTCTTTAATTGCCGTCACGCTTTTATCTCGGAGATTAAAATGAAACTCGGTAAAATTTCCATTCTCGGCCTTTTGAGTGCAGCGGTGATCGGCGGGTATGCCATTGCACAGACTATTGTCGTACCCAAAGTACAGAATGTCCAGACTACTGATTTGTTTCAGGACATTACCGGTGGATTTCCTCAAGCCCAGAGTTTCTACGCCACTGCGGCGCAGATTTCGGGAGTTGTCGGCTACACTTACACAATTCCGCTTACTGGATTTGCGATCACAAATACTACCGCGACCGGGCTGCTTTATCTGAACCCGGCGGGAACTTTGGCTACTGGTACTCTTACTATGGAGGCTACCCCCAGTGACGGCCAAAATTTCTGCCTATTGGATACTCAGACGCAAACGGCGATCACCATTGCGGCCAATACCGGACAGAGCCTTGGCGGTCTGGCAAACTTGACCGCTCTTGTCGCCAATACTCGTTATTGCTGGTTCTACAATAAGCCCTTGGCTACTTGGATCAGGTATTTGTAAAATAACTGCAACTTGGTATGTTTTTCCGTAAGGAATAAAATTATGTCTACCATAGTTGGCAACCTCTTTATCGATACCATTACCCCAGGGACATATAGTACATCGCCATTAAGCTTTACCGGCGCGCCAATTGTTCGCCAAAGTAGCCAAATGATATTATATGTTAATATGGTAATTGGAGCAAATAATGGAGTAATGTTGCCCATTAATAGCCAAATTGGCGACATAATTGAATTTTATTACGATATAAAATGGAGCCCCAATAATCTATTTGTCGGCGGTTTAAATGTTTTTCCTCAACCAACGGAAACTGTTTATCCTACAGATTCTAGTAACTTAGGAATTCCTGGAATCGTTAACCTCGGCGGCGGTTATTTTCGAAAAATAACTTCATCTATTTGGGGTCAAAAATAATGCCTCCGGTTTCCCAAGCTCAACGCCGTTGGGCCTTCGCCAATAAAGACAAGTCCGGTAAAGAAGGTGCTGCCGCTAAGGAATTTGCTGATGCAGATCCTGGCGGCAAACTTCCTGA